GTATAACCATCATCGAGATCTGCCACGCGCGGCTCCTTTTGTGCCGCATCCGGCACTGGAAAATTGAATATCTCAGCAGTGTTTGCCATAATTCCTCCCGCAATGAGTGTGTTACGATTTGCACCTGAAAGTCGGTTCTGTTCCAGCAGACCGGCTTTCGCCATTTCTGAACCTGTCATATCGCCCCCAGCATGGTAGTAACCATCGCCATCAATGGACCAGCCAGATCTGGGTCCACACGAAACATCGACACAATACCTTCACTAATTTCCTTCAGTTTCTGGTGGCGTGGTGCGTTGAGAATGACAGCCTGTTTTGCCTCACTGAGTTCCTTTTCCATTTCAGCCAACCTAGCCATGAAGCTATCCTGCTCAACCAGGTAACCGCGATATTCCAGCGGTAGTACCGCCAGAATTGCCGGGGTCAGTTCACGCACGTTATTTCGGTATTTTTCAGAATCGAATTTGTTATCGAGGAAGCGGAACAGCTTCTGGCGTGCACGGCTGACATCATCAGGGAAATCGATGGTGCCGCCGCCCTGCTCCCGATACTCATTCACAATGAGTGCGGCAACAACATCCTGATTATCTGCAGCCGACCAGGCGCGAACGGCATCACGGATTTTTTCGTGGCCTGGCGCCTGTTTTGTTTGAGAACGATTTATCACCGCAGTCGGGCTAAATCCGCTAGTCTGTTGGTATGTAAGTGGTTGCATAGTCATTGCCTTATCAGTTAACGCCGCAGTTTAGGCGGCAGAATTACTCGCGTTAAACAATGGTGCGAGGTCGGGACGAATATCTGCTGGTTTAATCTTTCCACCAGTGGCTGAGACAATTTTCATTACATAGCGGGCATCAATTCCGCCACCGTGTAGCCAACGCCAAACTGTGGGTTGGGCTACACCGCATAGATCTGCCAGTCGTTTTTGACTACCTGTAATACTGATTGCGAGTTGAATGGTTTGATTTGTCATTATCAATTCCTATTGGTATTACAATGAATGAATAATAGCAATGCGTATTAATCCAAGCAATAGCAAAACGTGTTTTGACCATCAATACGCAAGCGTATAAATTAAAACTTATGAAAAAAGAAACTCTTGCTGATCGCTTAAACCTAGCGATGGAACAATCTGGAATGTCTCAAGGCGCTCTTGCAAAGGCGTCTGGCGTAGCTCAACCCACAATCTGGAGACTGACAAGCGGCAACGCGCGCGGCTCAACAAAAATTGTTGAAATAGCTAATGCATTGGGTGTTCGAACAGAATGGCTCTCATCAGGCATAGGCCCGATGAGAAATGACGGTCAACAATCAGGGAAGCCTGCTGTCAGCCATTCAAAATACTTCAAGATTGACGTTCTTGATATAGAAGTCAGTGCCGGACCGGGTGTCATCAACCGTGAGTTTGTGGAAGTTCTACGCTCGGTTGAGTACTCGTTTGACGATGCTCGTCACATGTTCGATGGCAGGAAGGCGGAAAATATCCGCATCATTAACGTGCGCGGTGACAGCATGTCAGGGACGATCGAACCAGGTGACCTGCTGTTCGTTGATATCACTGTTAAATCTTTCGACGGTGATGGCATCTATGCGTTTCTGTACGACGACACTGCCCATGTAAAACGTCTTCAAATGATGAAGGATAAGCTGCTGGTTATCTCTGATAACAAGAGCTACTCGCCGTGGGACCCGATCGAGAAAGACGAGATGAACCGGGTGTTCATATTCGGTAAGGTCATTGGAAGCATGCCGCAGACGTACAGGAAGCATGGTTAATTTATCTACGACTTAAGGGAGCGAAGGTTAAGGTTTATACCACTCGGATTAGATATTGCACTAAATTCTCTATAAGAACGCCAAATCTGTTTGCATATTTCAGTAAATATTCTCGTTGTTAGCTGAGATTTGTTGCTACTGTCAGCAAAATGTCCCCCTATCTCGTAGCGGTTTTTATTTCGAATCATTATGTTAAGATGTTTCTGATTATAATGAATGGAAACATAAAATGAGAAAAATCCTAATCGCTGCCATGATGGCATCTCTATTGGCTGGGTGTGCTTCTTCAGGCAACCAGCAACTCAAAAATGAAACTGAAATTAGTGTCCAGTCTAAACTTCAGGAAGGTAAAACAACCAAGAATGAGGTTAAATCTTACTTTGGTTCTCCTGATGCTGTTTCATATACTGACAGTGGAAACGAGATCTGGAAGTACGCCTTTGCAAAAGTAAAAGTTAATGGCACCACTTTTATTCCATTCTATGGATTATTCCATAATGGAACGAACGGTACGAAAAAAGAACTTACTATTCTTTTTAACGATGACACGATTAAGAAATACACAATGTCAGAAACCCAAATAAACTCGAAATCAGGTTGGGCTGACTGATAATCATACCCGGCAACCGCGCCGGGTTTTCTTTTCCTCCCCCTCATAACTCATACCGTCCAAAAAACCACCACACCTCACTTCAGTTATCGCTATGCGATGCAAGTCACAAAATTAATTCTTTTTGCTATCAAACATTTAATATCAAAACACATCAACCAATAGCAATAAGTATTGATATCACCAATAGCAATAGCTATTATCACCATATCGCAACAACACAACGATACGGCAACCACCTGATTCACCGTTGCGATGACCGCTTAGATCCGCAGTTTGAATTTCAGCAGGCTTCGGGGAGTGCGAGGGGTGAAACGGACGCGTGAACGTCGGTGTGACCAGCTGAAATCAACACAACACTTTATACCTCAGTCGCTTCAACGAGGCGGCTTAGTTATGACAACCGGCGGCCATCCACCGCCTGAATACGCGCAGAAGTCTCTATATGTTCAGCAGCCCAGCTTACGGGCAGGAGTTTTTATGGTTCATCAACATTACGGAACGCAGACCGTTAATCGCGGTGCGGTCATGCCAGGAATGCTGGTCAAACACAAAGATGGTACCTGGACTGCATCAGCTAATTTACGCGGACGGCTATATCTGCATCGCGGCATCGAGCGCACTTATACCCGTGATTTGCTCGTGGAAGTTTTTCTCGACGGACGCGGTAACGGCCTGAATCACTAATCCCCTTTCCTGTTTTCCTAATCAGCCTGGCATTTCGCGGGCGATATTTTCACAGCCATTTTCAGGAGTTCAGCCATGAACGCTTATTACATTCAGGATCGTCTTGAGGCTCAGAGCTGGGCACGTCACTACCAGCAGATCGCCCGTGAAGAGAAAGAGGCAGAACTGGCAGACGACATGGAAAAAGGTCTTCCACAGCACCTGTTTGAATCACTCTGTATCGATCATTTGCAACGCTGCGGGGCCAGCAAAAAAGCCATTACCCGTGCGTTTGATGACGATGTTGAGTTTCAGGAGCGCATGGCAGAACACATCCGGTACATGGTTGAAACCATTGCTCACCACCAGTTTGATATTGATTCAGAGGTATAAAACGGATGAGTACAGCACTCGCAACGCTGGCAGGGAAGCTGGCTGAACGTGTCGGCATGGATTCTGTCGACCCACAGGAACTGATCACCACTCTTCGCCAGACGGCATTTAAAGGTGATGCCAGCGATGCGCAGTTCATCGCATTGTTGATCGTCGCCAACCAGTACGGCCTTAATCCGTGGACGAAAGAAATTTACGCCTTCCCTGATAAGCAGAACGGCATCGTTCCGGTGGTGGGCGTTGATGGCTGGTCCCGCATCATCAATGAAAACCAGCAGTTTGATGGCATGGACTTTGAGCAGGACAATGAATCCTGTACATGCCGGATTTACCGCAAGGACCGTAATCATCCGATCTGCGTTACCGAATGGATGGATGAATGCCGCCGCGAACCATTCAAAACCCGCGAAGGCAGAGAAATCACGGGGCCGTGGCAGTCGCATCCCAAACGGATGTTACGGCATAAAGCCATGATTCAGTGTGCCCGTCTGGCCTTCGGATTTGCGGGTATCTATGACAAGGATGAAGCCGAGCGCATTGTCGAAAATACCGCATACACTGCAGAACGTCAGCCGGAACGCGACATCACTCCGGTTAACGATGAAACCATGCAGGAGATTAACACTCTGCTGATCGCCCTGGATAAAACATGGGATGACGACTTATTGCCGCTCTGTTCCCAGATATTTCGCCGCGACATTCGCGCATCGTCAGAACTGACACAGGCCGAAGCAGTGAAAGCTCTTGGATTCCTGAAACAGAAAGCCACTGAGCAGAAGGTGGCAGCATGACACCGGACATTATCCTGCAGCGTACCGGGATCGACGTGAGAGCTGTCGAACAGGGGGATGATGCATGGCACAAATTACGGCTCGGCGTCATCACCGCTTCAGAAGTTCACAACGTGATAGCAAAGCCCCGCTCAGGAAAGAAGTGGCCTGACATGAAAATGTCCTACTTCCACACCCTGCTGGCTGAGGTTTGCACCGGTGTGGCTCCGGAAGTTAATGCTAAGGCGCTGGCCTGGGGAAAACAGTACGAGAACGACGCCAGAACCCTGTTTGAATTCACTTCCGGCGTGAATGTTACTGAATCCCCGATCATCTATCGCGACGAAAGTATGCGCACCGCCTGCTCTCCCGATGGTTTATGCAGTGACGGCAACGGCCTTGAACTGAAATGCCCGTTTACCTCCCGGGATTTCATGAAATTCCGGCTCGGTGGTTTCGAGGCCATAAAGTCGGCTTACATGGCCCAGGTGCAGTACAGCATGTGGGTGACGCGAAAAGATGCCTGGTACTTTGCCAACTATGACCCGCGTATGAAGCGTGAAGGCCTGCATTATGTCGTGATTGAGCGGAATGAAAAGTACATGGCGAATTTTGACGAGATGGTGCCGGAGTTCATCGAAAAAATGGACGTGGCACTGGCTGAAATTGGTTTTGTATTTGGGGAGCAATGGCGATGAAGCATCCTCACGATAATATCCGGGTAGGCGCGATCACTTTCGTCTACTCCGTTACAAAGCGAGGCTGGGTATTTCCCGGCCTTCCTGTTATCCGAAATCCCCTGAAAGCACATCGGCTTGCTGAGGAGATAAATAATAAACGAGGGGCTGTATGCACAAAGCATCTCCTGTTGAGTTAAGAACGAGCATTGAGATGGCACATAGCCTTGCTCAAATTGGAGTCAAGTTTGTGCCAATACCAGTAGAAACAGACGAAGAATTTCATACGTTAGCCGCATCCCTTTCACAAAAGCTGGAAATGATGGTGGCGAAAGCAGAAGCAGATGAGAGAGACCAGGTATGACAAC